AAATAAGATTTTCGGTTGGCAAAAATCGTTTTTCTACAAAGTAGTTAAGGCTGCAAAATTGGATGAAGCAATTATTGAGACGTTTAAAACAAAGTGCGACGAAGCAGACGCTGAGGGCTTAAACGCAAATCGTTCTCTAGAGGGCTTGCTTAAATTTGCGAAGCAAGTGGAAACAACAAGTGAAGCAAGTGGAAACGCTGAGGGCGACGCTGAGGGCGACGCTGAGGGCGAAACAAGTGAAGCGCAAATTGAGACACGTGGTAACAATGTATTTACATTAAGCTATAAAATTGAGGGCTTAAAGGTAAACGTCAAAATAGACGAAAACGGACGTGCAACCACAAGCAATTCATTTGAAGAAATACAACAAGCAATTAATTTTTTAACTCAATCAATTTTTTAATTTGTCTTTAAAGACACTAACAATTTAATCCACTACAAAATGATACAAATTACAGAAACACCACAGACGGGCATTATTTACAAAACCACGGGCGATTATGCACGTGGAAAAGTTGAGCCATATCACCGCAAACCAAATCCATTGTTCTTAAATAAGACTAAGCATAAAGTTGACGTGGCGGGCTTAAAATCATCAGAACAAAGGAACGCTATTAAGTTTGACGGGCTTGAGTACGCTTCACGTTTTACAATAGGGTTTGAAATTGAGAAAAATAGTTTACACAGAAATGCCGTAAAAGAGTATGAGCTATTTTGTGGCTTTGAAAACGACGGGAGTTGCGGATATGAAGCAGTTACCCACGTGTTACCATTGTTGCCAAATGGCAAATGGAAAACTAAGGTTTTTGATATGGTTTTAAAGGCTGAGAAAATTATTGACGACCGCTTTAGCCCGTCGGATAGACGTTGTGGCGGGCATATTACAATCGCTTCAGAGGGCTTAAATGGCGAAGAGTTAAATGAATTAGTACGCAAAAATGCAGGCATCATTTTATCATTGTTTAAGAAACGTTTAACAAATACGTATTGCGGTTATAACCGACGTTTAGAAACTGAAGATAATTGCACTACAAGATGGCATTATAAATATCAGGTTGCATTAGTTAAAGGTAATTGTTTAGAATTTAGGTTGCCATCTAAGTTTGAGAGTGTTAAGCAAACAATGAGACGATATGAATTGTTCTACGAATTAGTTGACTTTTCAGTAAACAACCCGAACGGAAAGTATGAGGCGTTTTTAAAGCGTATAAGCCCTATTGTTTTATCAATGTATAATGGTGACAAAGAGAAAGCAAATGAGGTTCTAAGCCTATCCAAACACTTCCAAAAGTATATACTTAAAGGAGTAATAAGCCCTGAAATTCAGGCATACCTTTAACCACCTAAGAGGGCTAAGAAATTAGCCCTCCCGTAGTGGCGTGAGTGCGCCACCTGATGAGTTCAAAAGAACGAAACGGAAACTTTTAAAACTTAATAAAATGAAATTAGAAATTTGTATCAAAACATTAATCATTGCAGGCTTATGGCTTGTGGTTGCTTCAGTATTTTCTGAGGGCTATCTTAAAATCAATTTAACAGCAGAGTTTTTGTTGTTCATTGTGAGTGCAGGCTTAGGAGCTTTTTGTTTATTTACAGCGCTAACAATAAAGCGCTAAAAAACTATCATCAAACTTTGTGTCTTCAAAGACAAAATATTTTTTAACCAATTTAAAATCAAATCAAAATGAAATCATTTTTAAAAACCCTAACAATCGTTGCATTATCAATTTTTTTAATCGTGTCTTTTATCCGCTTTAGCTTAGACGTTTCAGCGTGGACGGACTTAGGACGTGGCGCTTTTACGTTCTTTAGCATACTATTTAGCGCACTTTATGAAGGCATTGTAAATGCAGATAACAATTAATTTTTAACCCTTAAAATCAAATCAAATGAATTTAGCAGAACCAATTGACAGAAATGTAAGAAATGAAATTATTCAGGATGTTATAGATAGGCTTTTATATTTGCCTGAGAACGAACGTGCAGAATTTATGGTTTACTTAGATAGACTATTCAAAGTGTACTCAACACAAATGGAAATTATTGATGGAATACGTATTTATAACGTAAAAAAAACCAATCAATAAGACGGCAGAAGGGGTTGAAAAACCCCTTTTTTAAAATAAATGAAAATAAATTTGGTAGTGTTCATTATTAGTTTTATATTCGTTTATTATTAGTTCATTAATCAATTAATTTATATTTAATCCACTACAAAATGAGACAAGTAACAAAACAAATTAGAGACGCTTATTTAGAGCGTAGGACGTTAAGAGTTGGCAACACTTATACCGACGGTAATGCAGTATGGTTGCACGGGAATAAAATAGTTGAGAGGCGAAACGGCGAAACTTGGATAACAAATGCAGGTTGGTTTTCAGGTACGACAAAAGAAAGATTAAACGCATTTTTTGGTGTGTATATTATACAGCGTCAAGGAGTATGGTTTTTAAATGGTGCAGAGTGGGACGGGAGTTGGTGTAATGTAACAAATAATGTTCTTGATGAAGAGGCTTTTGATGGAGAGTTATTACGCCAAAGACTTATAGAGGTAGAGCGAGAGGCAGAAGAAAGAAGAGCGCAAAGAGAAGAGTTTACAAACGGACTTGATTTTGAGTTTGCGTTTACGTTTGAACAAAACTTCAATCAGGTAAACAACATACCTGATGAGGTGGAAATTGATTTGACAAGCGAGTGGAAAAGCGAAGGCTATATTAAGCCTATCTATTCGGTTTACCATACCAATAACAAGACAGACATAAAATCAGTTGTCAGCAAGTTAAAATTAGCAGGCATCAATTACAAGGAGGTGGAGACAGATACAGCAGGCACGTACAAGCCAAACTACTTTGTCGTAGTTAATCCAAATGATATTCAGTTAGCATTACAAACCCTTTAATCCAAATCAAAATGAGAGTTCAAGAAATAAAATTATATACGTTCAGTGAGTTGAGCGACAATGCAAAGCGTACAGCAGTTGACAATTATAGAGATAAAAATCAGGAGACGTTTATGGATTTTTATTGCGATGATGCTATTGAGCAGATACAAGAAGCAGGATTTGGTGGAAACATCAAACTTTCTTACAGTTTTTCATACAGTCAGGGAGACGGGCTAAGTTTTAAGTGCGATTATTTTGACAGCAAAGTATTGCATAAGATTTTTGCGGACGTTTTAGGTAGTGTCTTCAAAGACAAAACGATTGAGTTCCTTATCAATAATAGCGAGTTCAGGTTAAAAGGTAATTCAGGACGTTACTCTTTCGCTTTAGCAAGTGACGTGTGTTTTGATTTTAATTACAATTCATACGGACATTACAGAGACAATGTAGATAATTTGTTCCTTGAGGTTGAGCGAAGACTTATGGAGATTTACCTTAACTTATGCAAGAAGTTAGAGCGTCAGGGTTACAATGAAATTGAGCATCAAAGTTCTTATGATTACATTTCAGAAGAGTTGATATTTAATGATTATGAGTTTACAGAAGATGGTATATTATTTTAAATTTAAAAAGATGAAAATATTTTATTTCAATTCAGGCGTGAAGCCTTACAACACCAATGTAGAATACCAAATCAAAAAAGGAAACCAATTTATAAACGGGGAATTACACTACCCGTTTATAGTCGGAGACCACGTACCTGATGGTGCAAGTTTAAAGTGTTTATTAGATGATGCCTATAAGCATTATGATACACCTAACTATATTATAGCTGAGGTTTTAGATGGTAATGTTATGAGTAAGTATGCAGTTTTTTACAATATAAATTATAACTAATATGGAAAGTCAATTAGAATTACAATTAGAAGTTGTTATAAAGAGCGGTATTAATATCGTTACGTGTGGTAATTGTGGGAGTACATTGCTACATAAGGTAGGCGTTGAGAAAATTAGTTGCCCTTATTGTGGGATTGAAAGTGACATTTGCGATTTCCCTGATTTAAACTATTAGAAATGGAAAGGACATACCACTTTAGAGTATATCATAATAAAATTAGTGTGGGTACAATAATTGCCCATACTATTTATGAAGCGATTGAAAGATACGCAAGCAAGTTTCCTGAATTGGAAAGAAAATTATTTAAGGCAAAAAAAATATCATAATATATTTGGTAGTGTCGATTACTTGTTGTATCTTTGTTTATTATCAGTTTATTAATCAGAGTTCTTTGTCTTTAAAGACAATGCTCACAAATCAAATTTAATTATGTGCGTTATTATCATCAAACAAAAAGGGAACAAAGTTTCTCAAGAGGTTGCAAAAACTTCATCACGTATTAACCCTCACGGATTAGGCATCATTTGGCTTGATACGTTTGAGATTACCTATCACAAATCATCAGAGTATAAAGTTCTTGATACCGAGCGCCCATTCATTGCTCACTTTAGATACGCCACCGTAGGTGCAGTAAATAAAGATAACACCCACCCATTTAGATGCGGTAAAAATAGTAATGAGTGGCTAATGATGAACGGCACAATTCGTGGCTTAGGTAATGCAATGATATGCGATTCAAAAGTATTAGCTATTAACTTAGGCGCTACACCACGTGACAAGTGGAAAGCAGAGTTGTCTAAACACGATTGCAGATTCGTTACAATTAACACACGTACACGCACGTTCCAAATGTATAACAGAGAAGATTGGGTACAGAAGGATGGCGTATGGTACAGCAAAGGAAATGTGCTTGAGGATAACTTAGTAGCAGTATATGGCACACTAAAGAAAAATTACAATAATTATTACAGCTACCTTACTGATTCAAAGTTTGTAGGTAGTGGACAAACAAAAGATAAATATCCGCTTATCATAAATGGATTACCTTATTTAATTGAGGATATTGGAAATGGACATAATGTAGACGTTGATGTATTCAAGGTAAGCGATTCAGTTCTTAAAAATTTAGATAGATTGGAGGGGCATCCAAATTGGTATTGCAGGAAACAGATTGACATTGTTGTAGGTAAGAAGATTTTAAATTGTTGGATATATTTCAACCTTAAAGAAAGTTCAGTAGGTAAGGTGCATCACAAATCTTATCATCAGGAGGTAAGAAAGTTTACTTATAACGATACACTTGACTATATCAAATGGAAACCCTCAAAGAAATATTCAGCGTATGATGATTTTGCTTTTGATGATGAGGTTGATGTTGAAGAAGATTTTAATATAGATAATGAGAAACCTATATGCGTGGATTGTTACCACGACTTAGAGTTTGATGGATTTGCCAATTATAATTGTAGTGGATGTAATGGTTGGTTTACAGAGGATGAGGTTATTAGATATAAACCTTAGCCAAACTAAGAGGAGTGTCTTCAAAGACATTCCTCCCGTATCAGGATGAGTGTCTTGACTGATGATTCCTAAAGGATGAAACGGGTAACTTAAATTTAATTTAAAATGAAAACAGACTTAAAATTCAATCACAATGCAGATGATTTGATTTCATCATTTTGCGCAACAACAACATCAGAAGAAATTAATGATAAAATTATTTTAACTATTATGAAGTATGTACTTGATGATAGTATGGATAAGAAGAGCCACCTTGCAGAGATTTTGCATAAGAAACTTGACTACAATGCGATTTTATTCCTTGCAACAGCAGGAGTTCACGAAAAAATGCAAAACATTACATTAGATAATATTGACCTTAAAGACTTATTTTGATATGAACATTTTTAGAGTACAAACAACAGCGTTTGGAGAAGAAGATTTTTATCTTTTAACAGACTTAACAGAAGAAGACATTGTAGAGGTAGTAATGCCTTTAGTAAATGCAGAGCGTGATGGAGAGGATTTTTATGATAATGATAAGATTCTTTCCCAATTAAAAAAGCGTTATCCACGCAATAACGTAACATTATTCAATGATTTTCACACTATAACAATATGAGTAAGCTAACAGTTCAGCAGTCTATTGACAATGCTAAAAAAATATTAAGAGATAATGGTTTTTTTGTAGATATACTTTGGAGTTTCGATGATGTTTGGAACGAAAGATTTGATTGTTCAGAAAAATTAGCACAAGAAATATTGTTCAGGGTATTTTCAAAAGAAAGTATAGCTGATGAAGTAGCAATAGAAATAGATAATGTAATTAATGAAATTAAAAGCGATAGATAAAATGGATTTTAAAGTTGAAACTATTGTACCGAGAGAGGTACTCGAAAACGTATGCATAACAGCCCTTGAGGGTGGTAGCAATTATTGGTATTATCTAACAGATGATGCAGTTGATTTGATAAGAAAAGCAGTACCTAAAAGCAAAGAACCTTATCTTAGTATTGCAATACTAAAAGCAGTACTTGACCACGATGTTGATGTACCTATTAATGATGCTGAAGGAGAAGATGAAATAGTTGGTTATCTAAGTAAAAAAACTATGCAGGAAAGACTAACAAGACTTAATAATGATGCAGATTGTAAATGGGCATTAGATAATGAATTAAATGAAACAGGAGATGCAAGTAGTAGCGATGTTGTGTTTCAATATCTTGCAATGGGAGAGTGCGTATATGGATAGTTTTGATGAAGGAATTGTGAACATAACACAATGGGCTAATGATAAAGGATTATTGAAGCCTGAAAATGCGAGAACACAAATGTTAAAAGTAATGGAGGAAATTGGAGAGACAGCATCAGCATTAATTAAACATAAAGATGAAGAGTTGATTGATGGTATAGGAGATTCGTTTGTAACCTTAATCATATTTGCTAAACAATTAGGGCTTGAACCGTCCGATTGTTTAGCAGTAGCTTGGAATCAAATAAAAAATAGACAAGGTAAAATGGTAAATGGAACGTTTATTAAAGATTAAATATGGAGGATTCGGTTGTAAAATCAGTAGTCAATAAGTATCAGACAAGGTCTGATGTTGGAATAAAAAAATATGGTGTGACATTAGATAGAAACGATTTGAATTTTATCGAGTGGATAAACCACCTACAAGAAGAGTTAATGGATGCTACATTATACTTAGAGAAGTTGAAGTCAGAGTTAGAGCAGAACCCAAACTTTCCTGATGGACATATCATAACCAAAGAGAATTGGGATAATGCAGACAAAATAACACACGAAGGATTTGTGTACGTAAAATTTACAGACTTAAATCTTTATAAATGAAATACCAAATCATAAACGTCTTGATGTGGGCATTATTTATATCAGCAATATTATTATCAATATCAATAATTTTAAACTAAAATGAATATAATTCAATCAGAAATTGAAAAAGAGCAGGATAAAGAAAAGCCTGACTTACATTATTTAAAAACACTTAAATCATTTAATAAAGAAGATGAAATAACTTTTGATATGTTTTCAAATACGGGACGTATAGTACCCGCAGAAGTATTCAGACAAGAGAATAAAAAAGTTACTTTATTGTACGATTGTACAGATGTAGTGAAATACTCATTCGGTTTTTATATCCAAATGTTAAAGACGGGAAATTACGTGTATGAGTATTTAGTATCAGATACAAAAACATCAGTAAAGATTGAGAGTGTATCACTTGATGTAATAGAATTGCAGGCTTGGATATGCGACATAAAAGAAAAAATAAATAAATAAACTATAAACAAATGAACAATATATAGACTTTAATTAGTATATTTGTTCTTTAATCAAATTAAATTATGAAATCAGATGTGTTTAACCAATATGTAGAACGAGTTATTGACTTGTTTGGCATTACTAAGGAGGAGTTATTCTCTAAATCAAAGAAGCGAGAGATGGTAGATGCTCGACATTTAATCTATTACTTGTGTTCTAAAAGACCAATCCAAATAACCTATATACAAAGGTATATGAACCAAAATGGTTATAAAATTCAACATTCATCAATCATTCACGGCATTGCATCAGTAGAGCAAAAGATAAAAGATGATAAGGACTATGTTACAATAGTTAAAGAAGTTGAAAGAGCAGTATTTATTTAATCAAATCAAATTAAAATCAAATGGAAAAGAAACAAACAACATTCGAGAAATTGTCGGCTATTAATGTAAACGCACACACCGAAAAGAAAAGCAATCTTACTTACCTATCTTGGGCTTGGGCTTGGAGTGAAACAAAGAAGGCTTGCCCTGATGCTACGTATAAAATTAAAGAGACTGAGTATGATGATGCGCTTGGGTTTATGTGTCATACAGAGGTAACAATAGATGGAGAAACATTAGAGATGTGGTTACCCGTTATGGATGGTGCTAACAAGTCAATGAAAAAGATAGCATACAAGTATTCTACAAAGTACGGAGACAAGACCGTAGAGGGTGCTACTACATTTGACATCAACAAAACAATTATGAGATGCTTAGTTAAGAACTTAGCTATGTTTGGTATGGGTATCTATATCTATGCAGGAGAAGACTTACCTGATACAAATGAGCCTACACCTGCTCCTGCACCTACACCTATTGAGATTAAGTTAGATGAGCTTAAAAAAGATTCAGAGGGATGGGACAAAGTTATTAAGTATGTTGTAGCTAATAAAGAATTAGGTATGGACAAAATAGGTCAGCAGTTAAATAGAAAATACAAAATAAGTGTTGCGCTTAAAAAAGAAATTGCTAACATTGTAAACTCTTAATTTTTATGGCAGATAACATTGAAGACATCATCGAATTATTAAAAGATGATAGTGCTTATTACAAAGGTATCGGTAGAAATTATTTATCAAATTCAGACATTGGAACTTTACTTTCAAACCCTCAAGATTATGGTAAGCCACGTGAAGATAATAAAGCATTTATGGATGGAAGATATTTTCATCAGCTAATTCTTGAGCCTGAGAAGGCTAAGGAGACAAAGTTTGTAGATGTTAGTACACGTACCACGAAGGAGTATAAAGCGTTCTGTGAGGATAATAACATACCTTTCTGTATGCTTAGAAAAGAGATGGTTGATATTGAGAATCTTGTTAGTATTATAAACGCAAACATTACTTTCTTTGAAGAGATATACAAAGATGGAAACCAATACGAAGTACCATCAGTTGCAGAGATTCAGGGTATGATGTGGAAAGGTAAAGCAGACATTGTTACAGACAATGCTGTAATTGACTTAAAGACTACGGGAGATATTCATAAGTTTAAGTATTCAGCAAAGGCATACAACTATGATTCGCAATGCTACATTTATCAGCAGTTGTTTGGTAAGCCTTTAGTATTCTTTGTGATTGATAAGACTACGGGAGTACTTGGTATTTTTAGACCAACAGAAGACTTTGTAAAAGGTGGAGAGATGAAAGTTGCAAGAGCTATTCAGGTATATAATAAATACTTTAGCGCTACACCAACAGATAATATTGTAAACTATTACATTGACGAGTATTTGTTGTAGTGTCTTTAAAGACATTAATGTTAGTCAGGTGTCGCAAATTGGAGAAAGCGTGTTCCAACATTGGATAGAGGCAAACGAAAATAAGTCCTACACTACAGGTTCGACTCCTGTCCTGACTACAATATTGTAAGGTGGTGGAATTGGCAGACACGCTATACAGTCTATATAGTTTGTCACAGTTTTTAAAATAATTGTGACAAGTGGTGGTTCGAGTCCACCCCTTACAGCTAACTAAAATATAAAGTGAAGACAAAGAAACAACAGATTGATGAGTTGATGATACTCAAAAAACAAAAGGAACTTGAACTTAAAATAATTGTTTTTAAACTTAGACAGCTATTGAAAAGATAATTACCCAAGTATTAGCTTTAGCCTCAGAAGGCTTTGCTTGGTTCATATAGACTGAGGCATACTATAATAATTACCAAAATGGCACAAGACCAAGAAAAAGTTTTTGCAGATGGATTCGTCTTCAAAAGAAATGAAAAAGCACCTGACTTCGTAGTTGGAAGATTATCAATTAAAGTTGATGATGCAACAGCATTCATTAAACAACACGAAAAAGGTGGATGGGTAAACCTAAATGTAAAGACCGCAAGAACGGGTAACTTCTACATTGAGTTAGATACCTTTGACCCAAGTCAAAAGAATGATTCACAACCAAAAGCACCTGAGAAATTAGATGTGGAGGATGATGGTTTACCATTCTAAATCATTAGTCAAACTAATTAATTATAGGGGAGCATTGACTCCCCTATTTTTTCCTCTAAGGTGTGACAATAATGTTAATAAATTTCCCTATACTTTTTATATATAAATTTATATATATATTATTTTTTTTTATTAATATTTTAAGAATAAAATTGACATAAAAGACACAGAGTTAATAATCAATTAGTTACAAAACAAAAATCAACATTAAATCAACGCAAAACGACACAATGACAACTAACGTAACAATATTCCAAAACATAAGAGATACTGATACGCCTTTCTTCAGGGATGTACACTTGATTCTTGAAAGGATTAAGGATGGAGCAGGCGCTACTAAGGGTATAGTACAGAAGATACGTTTAGAGAAACGTAAGCCTGAAAGAAACGAACTTAAAAAACAATTACCTGCTATTTGCTTTAGCGGTACATTCAACAAACGCTCAGATGCTTCAATCATAAATCATTCAGGATTGATTTGCTTAGACTTTGATGGTTATGAGAAACAAAAAGAATTATTGCAGGATAAAGAAACTATTTCAAAGAATAAATATACATTCTCAGTATTCATTTCTCCGTCAGGTAATGGCTTAAAAGTATTGGTTAAAATTCCTGCTGATGTAGAGAACCATACAAATTACTTCAATAGCTTAGATAAGCACTTTAACAGCCCTTATTTTGATAAGACGAGTAAGAACCTCAGTCGAGTATGTTACGAGTCTTACGACCCTTTAATTTACGTCAACGAGAACTCATCAATTTGGGATGTAATTGAAGAGCCTGAATACACAGAGGTAAACAGAGTAAGAGACCAAGCTACAATACCAATTACAGATGAGAATAAGATAGTTGAGATACTTGTAAAATGGTGGGTAAAAAAATATCCAATGATTGATGGTCAAAGAAACCACAATGCTTACATACTTGCAGTAGCGTTCAATGATTTTGGTATCAACAAAAGCCTTGCATCATACGTACTAAACCAATACGCAACACAAGACTTTCCTTTAAAAGAGATTAGTCTTCTTATTGACTCAGCTTATAAAAACACTTCTAACTTCGGAACTAAGTATTATGAGGATGAGGAAAGAATAAATATTATAAAAGCTAAGTTAAGAAGAGGCGTATCTAAAAAAGAGATTAGACTTCAACTTCAAGATTCAAACTTAGAGACTGAGGTTATTGATTCAGTTTTGAATAAGGTTGAGGAGGAGAACTCCAAGATGACATTTTGGACTAAGAACGATAAAGGTTCTATAAAGATTGAGCATATCCTATTCAAACAATTCCTTGAGGATTCAGGATTCTATAAGTTTTGTCCTGAGGGTAGCAGAAACTATGTGTTTGTAAAGGTTACTAATAATCTTATTGACCATACATCAGAGAAAGAGATTAAGGATTATGTGCTTGCGCACCTATTGGCATTAGATGATTACAGCATTTACAATTACTTTGCTGATAATACAAGATTCTTTAGGGATGATTTCCTTTCAATGTTATCAACGATTGAGATTTACTTTATTGGAGATACAAAAGATGCAGCTTACTTATACTATAAGAACTGCGCTGTTAAGATTACTAAGGATAGCATATTGAAGATTGACTACATTGACTTAGGTGGATATGTTTGGAACGACCACGTGATTGACCGTAACTTTAATCTTTGTGACGTTACAAGTAATTGTGATTTTAAAAGGTTTATCAGTAACATCAATGGTGGAGATGAAAGTAGAATAAAGACTATGGAAAGTACCATTGGATTCTTACAACACGGATTCAAGAACTTATCTTTTTGTCCTGCTGTAATTTTAAATGATGAGGTTATTAGTGATAACCCTGAGGGTGGTACGGGAAAGGGATTAATTATGAACGCTCTTAGCAAGATGAAGAAACTTGTTGTGATTGATGGTAAGTCTTTCAACTTTGAGAAATCATTTCCTTATCAGTTGGTGTCAGCAGATACGCAGATACTTTGCTTTGATGATGTGAAGAAACACTTTGACTTCGAGAGATTGTTCAGCGTAATTACTGAGGGTTTAACTTTAGAGAAGAAGAATAAGGATGCTATTAAGATTCCATTTGCTAAGTCTCCAAAGGTTGCTATTACAACTAACTATGCTATCAAAGGTGCAGGAAATTCATTTGCAAGACGTAAGTGGGAACTTGAACTACACCAACATTACAATATGAATTTCACTCCACGTGATGAATTTGGTAAGATGATGTTCGGAGATTGGAACGATGATGATTGGTGTGAGTTTGATAACTATATGATTGGGTGCTTGAGATTCTATCTTACCAATGGATTAGTTAAGTCTAAGTTTGTAAACTTAAAGACAAGACATTTATCTCAGGAGACTTGCCACGAGTTTATTGAATGGGTTGGATTAGTTGATAATAACGATAGCAATAATGTTTTACCAACTAACGTAAGGTTATATAAGAATGACCTATATAATAACTTTACTGATGAATATCCTGACTACGGACCAAGAGGCAGAATGTCTTTAAGTAGAAACAAGTTTTACAAATGGTTAGTATCTTATGCTAAATTCAAAGAAGGAGTTATGCCTGATGAAGATAGAGACCATATAGGAAGATGGATTATTATTAAGAAGAGAGCAGATAATGATACACAAATTCAATTAAATTAATTATGGAACAGACAGCAGTAGAATGGTTAGAAGAAAAACTTATTAAAGCAGGTTTGCAACTTACAAAAGGAGGGTCTCTTGTAATTGAACAAGCTAAAGAAATGGAAAAGCAACAGATAGTTGATGCAGTAGATGGATTTCCTATTGAGCATAGAAATATGCTTGGTGAAGAATATTATGAAAAAACATTTAATAAATAAGGGCTTTTTATTGCACTTTATTGCAACATATGATTGTGTTTAATATAAAATGCATTAAATAGTGAATTAAATTACACTTTATAATGAAATATTTAATTAACAAAATAATGTTTAAAACTTTTTAGTTTATTCTTATAAATTATGCACAAATTTGTTAAGATGAAAAATTATTCTATATGCTCGATATGTTGCAACCTTTTAAATAATAAAGGCGAATGCTTATTTTGCTTAATAAATTCAAACAAATGAAGCATATTTACGACAAGCATCAGCATTGGATTGAGATAGTCAAAAAGTTTGGCGAGGAAAACTACGCTGAGGATATAGTACAAGAGGCTTATATTAAAGTCCATGGCAAAGAGATAAACGAGGCTTACTTTTATTTTACTTTGCGCTCTTTAACTATGGATTTGCATAGAAAGAAAGTAATTAAGGTTGAGATAGACGAAGATATTTTAAACATACCAGATGACTACATAGATAAGTTAGAAGAGGTACAGCCTTATCTTAATTTAATTAATGAGTGGAATTGGTACGATAAGAAATTATTTTTACTATACCTAAATAATGATTTTTCAATAAGAGAATTAAGCAGGGAAACTGGCATAAATTTTTCATCTGTATACAACACTTTAAATAATTGTAAAGACAAACTAAAACAATGGCAAAAGGAAGAAGAAAAGTATCGCAGGGGTTAGGCGATAGTATTGAGAAAGTAACAGAGGTTACTGGAATTAAAGCAGCGGTTAAACTATTCGCTGATGTAACTGGAATCGACTGCGGATGCGATGAGCGTAAAGAGAAATTAAATAAACTATTCCCTTACAATAAACCTAATTGTTTAATCGAGGATGATTATAACTATCTAACTGATTTTTTTGATAGCAAGGTTAATCAGATTACTCCTTTAGTGCAAAGAGATTTAGCTGGGATTTATTTAAGAGTGTTTAAAATTCATTTAGAAAGCTCAAATTGTCCATCATGCTGGAGGGATTATATCAGTCAATTACAGAAAATTTATAACGAATATGAGTGATGAAGTAGTTAAAAAGCAAAGAGGTGGCGCAAGACCAAACTCCGGTAGATTAAAAAAGGATGAGCTAATAACTCTTATAGAATCTATGGATGCGGTTATGATTCCTGAAAGCGTATGGATTGCCTTATCTGAAAAGATAGAAAGCGGAGATACTAACGCTATGAAAACTTGGTTGCAGTATCGTTACGGAATGCCTAAGCAAATCATAGAGCAAAATAACACGCACAATATTAACAACTTCAATATAGAGGATGTTTTTAAAATTGAATGATAAAGCTAAATAAGAAATATAACGGGTTAAAAAATAAGACACGTTTTTTTATTATTACTGGTGGTCGTGGGAGTTCTAAGTCTTTTGGAGTTGGAACTTTTGCGTCTATCTTATCTTTTGAGGCTGGGCATAAATTGCTATTTACAAGGCAGACAATGACATCAGCTCATCTATCTATCATCCCAGAATTCCAAGAAAAGATTGAGCTATTAGATGCACATGATTTCTTTGAGATTACAAAGTCAGAGATTAAAAATAAAGCCTCAGGAAGCGAGATAATATTTAGAGGTATAAAGACATCAAGCGGAGACCAAACAGCAAATCTAAAGTCTTTACAAGGCGTTACAACTTGGATACTTGACGAGGCGGAAGAACTAACCGACGAATTAACATTCGATAAAATTAATTTATCTATAAGACAAAAGGGAAAGCAGAATAGGGTTATACTTATTCTCAATCCATCTACAAAGGAACATTGGATTTATAAACGATTCTTTGAAAGTGCTGGAGTTAAGGAGGGATTTAATGGTGTTAAAGGAAATGTAACTTACATACATACAACTTTTGAGGATAATATCGAGCATTTAGACCAGTCTTTTCTTGATGAGATACAACGCATTAAATTAACTAATCCTAAAAAATACGAGCATCAAATTTTAGGAGGTTGGCTCGATAAAGCTGATGGAGTTGTGTTTACAAATTGGACTTTTGGTAAGTTTAATCCTAATGGCTTACAGACTTCTTTCGGAATGGATTTTGGTTTTAGTATTGACCCTGATGCTTTAGCTGAGGTTGCAATCGATAAGGCTAAAAAGATTATCTATGTTAAAGAGCATATATACCAGCGAGGACTTAAAACGCATGAGCTTGCTATTATGATAAAAGATAGGGTAAAGGATGGTTTAATAATTGCGGATAGCGCAGAACCACGCTTAATTGATGACTTGAAATATCAGGGTGTTAATATCCAAGCGGTAAAGAAAGGAACTATTGAAAGCGGAATTGTAAGGATGCAGGATTACCAAATTATTGTAGAAGAGAATAGCCAAAATATTGCAAAGGAGTTTAATAATTACGTTTATCTTAATAGGCAATCTAAGCTATACATCGATGACTGGAATCACATAATAGATGCTATTCGTTACAATGTGATATTCCATTTAGACAATCCAAATAGAGGCACTTACGCAGTGTATTAAAAAAACAAATCAATAATTTAAAATTAACGTTTATAAAATAATGAAAGTAGAGATAACTATTCCATCGGATTTATCAGATATTAAACTTTGGCAGTATCAAAAATATTTGAAGATTGCTCAGGATAATGAAGATGGCGAATTTTTAAAGCAGAAAATGATTGAGATATTTTGTGGCGTTAAGTTGCAGAATGTTGCGTATATGAAGCGTACAGATGTTGAGGAAATTTGCAATCACATAGGTGCTTTATTTACTGATAAATATAAGCTAATACAAACGTTTAAATTCAAAGGTTTAAAGTTTGGTTTTATTCCGAATTTGGATGAGATGACAAATGGCGAATATGTAGATTTAGATACTTACATTACCGACTGGCAAGAGATGCATAGAGCTTGCGCTGTATTATTTAGACCAATTATTCAAGAGTTAAAAGGAAAGTACATCATAGAGGATTACAAAGGCTCGGATAAATATAGCGATGAGATGAAAGATTTACCTTTAGATGTTGCTTTAGGTGCAGTTGTTTTTTTTTGGGATTTAGGGAACGTCTTATTGAACAGTACGATGGACTATTTGGAGGAGGAAATGGAGAATCCGACTATTCAGAATCAGCTCAATTCGGTAACCGGTGGGGATGGTACTCGTCAATTTATGCACTCGCTCAGGGAGATGTTAGGAGATTTGAAGATATCAGCAAATTAAACGTACATCAGTGCTTAACATATTTGACATTTGAAAAACAAAAGACAAGTTTAGAAATGAAAATGATAAATAAACAAAATAAATAATGAACGGATATTACTACGTAGTTAATAAATTAAAGAACTACTTAAAGGCTACAACTTTTATTAATACGGTAACTATCGGGGACATCTTCGAGGTTGATTTGGCTAAACAAACTATTTTTCCTTTATCGCACATCATCGTTAATAATGCTCAATTAGCTGAGAATACTATAAGCCTAAATATCTCTATTTTATTTATGGATATCGTGGATATTAGCAAGCAACCAGTTACAGACTTATGGGATGGAAATGATAATGAGCAGGATGTTTTAAATACACAACTTGCCTTGGCTAATAGGTTGGTTAGTGATATGCTTAGAGGTGCTTTATTTAGCGAATTGGTGCAAGTTGTAGGAACTCAAAACTGCGAACCATTTATTGATAGATTTGAGAACAAGATAGCAGGCTGGACTTTAACATTTGATGTTATGATACCTAATGATATTACTATTTGCTAATGGCTTTAGAGGAAACTTACGCAGCTTTAAAACGCTTCAGAGATTACGTTATACAACAAAGTAGAAGTAATTTAACACGAGGCGGAAAGAACGTTACTAAAGGACTTTATAATAGCATTAAAGGGGAAATAGTAACCGATAACGGATATGCGATTGTAGGCTTTAGCATGGATGAATACGGTCAATATCAAGACCAAGGGGTAAAGGGTAAAACATCAAGTGCAAAAGCGCCAAATAGTCCATTTAAATTTGGAAGCGGTAGAGGTAAAAAGGGAGGCTTAACAAATGGTATTGAGAAATGGGTAAAGCAAAGAGGTATACAATTTAAAGATAGAAAGACTGGCAGATTTTTAAGTTATAAGGGAACTGCTTTTTTAATTACAAGGTCAATTTATCACAAAGGATTAAAGCCAAGTTTATTTTTTACCAAACCATTTGAGGCAGGTTATAAGAAATATGTAAACGAGGATTTAATGAAAGCTTTTGGGATGGATGTAGATACTATGGTAGATGTTAATTTAAAAGATATAAAATGATATTAAACGTAAGAAGTCCATATTTCATAGAAGTGGCAGAAACTGGACAGATTGGTAGTAAGGTAGAGATATTTATTTATAACTATCCTAATAGCTTGCCTGCATCTCCTAATTATACGCTAACTAAGAGTATCCCCTCGACTACTCAGATAGGTACAATTTATAATATAAGCCCTTTTATAAAGGAGTATATTGATAACGTTGCGCCTGAGGATAGCACAAATTTAAATTGGGCGAAAGTTAGAATCAAGAGGTCTAAAGAAACTGCAATAGGTGTTTATACTTTGCTTGATACGGTAGATTATTTTGCAGTCAATGGCTATACAAGCTATTTAAATGGGGCTAATTACACCACTTCAAACAACTATATAAATTTATTGGTTGATACTACAAAGAGGATTGATTATTCTTTAGACAGCTCTATTCCTTATGTATCAGCTCTAATATCTACAACTACTTTAGACAAGGTTGATTTAGTTTATTCGGATTTAAATGGTCGTAATATTACAACTACAACTTTTATAGCTACTGGTGGAAGTACAGTTTCAAATCTTTATAAAATACCAGTTACAACTACCAGCATTAAATACGCTAAAGGAAATAACCTAAGCGTAAAATATTACTTGAATGGTGTAAATACTTTAAGTTATAGTTTAGTTGCAAATCCAATTTGCGAGCCAAAATATACTCCGGTAGTTTGTTCTTTTATTAACCGATTTGGAGGATGGCAATTTTTAACTTTCTTTAAGGCGCAGACAAATACTATCAGCGTAAAAGGTACGGGATACAGAATTTATCAAGATACAATAAACTATGATATTAGTAAAGGACAAAATAAGAGCTTTAATATTAATGGGCAGCAAGTTGTTAAACTTAACACGGGTTGGGTGCCAGAAAATTACTCAGATATTATACAAGATTTATTACTTTCTGAAGCTGTTTTATTAGATGGCAAACCGGTAGAGGTTAAAACGCAAGGCACAGATTTAAAAACAAGCCTAAAGGATAGAAATATTAATTACGAGATTGAATTTTCTTATAGTTTTGACTTAATAAATAACGTAGTTTAGATGGTAGTAGTTGGTATTTACATTTACATTGATGGAGTTGCAAAGAGATTAGAGCTATTTGACGATGAAAAAATAAGCGTTACAAGTTCTATTCAAAACGTATCGGACATTTCTAAGATATTTACAGATTTTAGCCAGTCTTTTACAGTGCCAGCTTCCACAAATAACAATCAGATATTCGCTCATTGGTACGATAATAGTGTGAGCGGTGGATTTGATGCAAGGAAAAGGAAAGATGCTTACATCGAATTAGATACCATTCCATTTAGAAATGGTAAAATACAACTCGAATCAGCTAATTTAAAAGATGGAAAGCCTGAGAATTATTCAATTACTTTCTTTGGCAATTTAGTTTCTTTAAAGGATACTTTTAAGGGTTTATTTCTAAAGGATTTAACCACGTTATCAGCATATGATTTTAGCTATACCGGCTTAGTGGTAATTAATAAGGTTGGTTTTCAAACTACCGATAACATTAAATTCCCTTTGATTACATCTAATAGACCGTGGACTTATGGCGATAGCGGAGCGAATGATATTAAGCAGATTGCTAAACCAATTGTATTTAACGAGTTATTTCCTGCTTTAAGATTACCGAGAATATTAGATGCTATCGAATCATTTTATGATATTACTTTTAATGGCTCTTTCTTAACTGATGCAAGGTTTACAAACGCTTATTTATGGCTAAAGAATGGCGATTTCTTTGTACCTATTGGCTTTGCTGATTTTGTCTTTGATGACATCGTAGAGGATACTACTTATTCATCTTTTGATTTACCTAATAATACTTTTAATTTTGTAAGGCATGACGTGAGCGGTTCGTTTTCTACCATTGTAGATACTTACTTAAATTTAACTTTTACAACTGCTTTACTGCCTTACACTTTAGTAATTTACAAAGATGGTGTTCAATATTATACGCAGGATTTAGTCACTACAACTGGAGTTAATAATATTAGACTTTCGATAATAGATACTGGAGCTTACACCTTTAGAATCAACTCAGCATCGCAAGTAACTTTTACATCTACGTTTACCCATGAATTACAGATTTGTGAGGATGGTGTAGGATGTACAACGGTAGACGATATTTTAGTAACTCAAACTACTGCAATAAGTACAAGTGCTAACGTATCAGTCGCTCCCTTAATGCCTAATATTAAAGTAGAGGATTTCTTTAGCGGTCTATTAAAGATGTTTAATTTGACTTGCTATTCTATCGATGGAACTAATTACACCATAAGAGAGATAGAGGAATGGTACGATGGCGGAGATATAATAGATATTACTAAGCATATAATCAGCGATACTACTGGAATAGATAGGATAAAGCCTTATAAACGTATCAATTTTGAATATGAAAAAAGCGAGAATCTAATTTCTACTGCTTACCTATCAACAAATGGTGTTCAATATGGTAACCTATTACAAGATTTTGACGCAGATGGCGAAGAGTATAGTATTAAATTACCTTTTGAAAATATGCTTTTCTCTAATTTATCTGGTAGGTTACAAGTTGGCTATTCTTTAAAAACAGACTTAAAAGCTTACATTCCTAAACCGATTATTTTATACGATTATGGCGTGGTTCAAACTGCAGGTTCTACTGGATTCTACTTTAGTGATGGAAGCGCTACAACTTTACTTACTCAGTATAATGCTTTTGGCTCAGAAACGAATATAAGCAGCGTAGAGCATTCGATTAACTTTGGAACAGAGCAAAGTAGCCTTACAAATAATATTGTCAGCAATAGCCTTTATTTTGAGTATTATTTAAATTACCTAAATAACCTATTTACAAGCAAGGCAAGGAAAATAAAAGTAAAAGGAGTTTTACCTATTAGCTTAATCACATCTTTAGAATTAAATGATAGATTGATTTTAAGGGATAAGAGATATATAATAAATTCTTTTACAACGGATTTAACAAGTGGCGAAGTAGACTTTGAATTAATTAACGATTTCAGAATATTATGATAAGAGATATTTTAAATATGCTTGCATTAAATGAGCATTATGGCAAGAGCGAATTGATAGAAATAGCAAAAGGAAAGTATCAATTACAATCAACAATTAAAGGCGGAATTAAACAACTAAAAAGAGAATCACAATGGCTGAGAAGAAAACAATAGAATTAGAAGTAAAGAGTAATATTGGTGGTTCTATTTCAGAATTAAAAGCGTTAAAAAGAGAATTAAAAAACGCTGCTGTAGGTTCTGAGGATTTCAAAAGAATTTTTAACCAGATTGATGATTTAGAAGATAAGATTAAGTCTGCTAAAAATACATCTTCCGACTGGGTTGATAGTTTAGAAAACGCTGGAGGCCCTTTAGGGATGCTTGGAGCTTCTATTAATAAGGCTAAAGTTGCTACTCAATCTTTTGGTGGTGCGCTTAAAGCTACTGGTATTGGTTTAATTGTTGGCTTGCTTGGTGGATTAGCTGCTGCATTTTCTGAGAATGAGGGGGCAATGAAAAAACTGCAACCTTTATTAGATGGAATATCTAAAATATTTCAAGGTGTTTTTAGAGCGGTAGAGCCTTTGTTTAATATGTTAGTTGATTTAGCTATAAGTGCTTTACCTATGGTAAGTAAAGCGTTTGGAGCTGTTTATTCTGCTGTTACTGCTACGCTTCAATCCTTTGGTGCTATCGGTGCGGCTATTGGTAAATTGATAAAAGGAGATTTTGCAGGTGCTTGGAAAGACGCTAAAAGTTCGGTAACTGATTTTGGTAAAAACTATAACGATAGTTTAAAAAGATTTAACGATGGAACTAAAGAGCTTACCAAAAATGAAAAATTAAGCGCAGAGGAAAGGCAAAAAATTAGGGAAAAAGAAATGGCTGATAAGCAAGCTAAAGACGCTAAAGATAAAGCAGCAAGAGAAAAAGCCTTAGCAGATAAAAAGAAAGAAGATGAGGCTTATATACAAGCTACTTTAGATAGATTAAAAAAAGAGCAAGAAATAAAAGATGGTGCGGATGCTGTATTAGCTGATTTTGAGGCTCAAGATAAAGCTAAAAAAGAAGAAGAAAGACAAGCAGGAATTAATGCTCAAGTAGAAGCTGGCAAAACTTTAGAAACTCAATTCGAACAAAGAAAAGCTATTTCTGAAGCTGATAGAGCTTTAACAAAAGCGGATAAAGATGCTAAATTACAAGCAGCTCAAGAGGTGGCAAATACTTTAAATAATGTTGCTGGTTTATTAGGAGAATCGACGGTAGCTGGAAAGGCTGCTGCGGTTGCAAGTGCGACAATATCTACATTTTTATCAGCACAAAAAGCTTACGAAAGTACGGTAGGTATTCCAATTGTAGGTCCAGTTTTAGCGCCAATAAATGCAGGTTTAGCAATTGCAGGAGGTTTAAAAAGTATCAAGTCTATTTTAGCAGTTAAAACGCCAAATGGTGGAGGTGGAGGAAGTGTTCCATCGGTTTCAGCACCACAAGCAGGACAGACACAAAGTGCATCACCACAATTTAATGTAGTAGGTACAAGTGGCGCAAATCAGATAGCTCAAACTTTAGGAAACCAAGCACCAATTAAGGCTTTTGTAGTAGCAAATGACGTAACAACGCAAGCAAGTTTAGACAGAAATATAGTCAAAACAGCTACGTTAGGGGGTTAATTTAGCAAATTGTAGCAAATTGTAGCAAAAGGTAGCAAAGGCTTAGCAAAACTTAGCAAAGGCT